GTTGTTGATTTGACATCTAAAATGTCATCGAGTTGTGCATTATCTTTCATGTCTTTATCCTTCACTGATCCGGCCATGGATCATCTATAGTAACAGCAAGTCCGAAGTCTGAGTTAGCTGCAATTTGATCGGCATCAAGTGATACAAGATCAGGAGCCGAAATAGTCACTGTAGGTGTGCTCGTATAACCTGTGCCGCCGCTAGTAATAAGTATTTCAGATACAGAATCTGAATTATCAATAACAGCTGTTGCTGTTGCGTTTGCTCCGCCTCCGCCCGAAATAGTAACAGTTGCTGCGCTATATCCGACACCATCATTAGTAAGAGATATAGCAGTCACAGCGCCATCTGTAATTGTTGCGACAGCTGTTGCTTGTTCACTATTTAAACTAGTATATATTGTCGGTGTATTATTAGCTAATAATCCCGGTTGATTTACGATTCTAGCTGCAACATCAAGATCAGGATCTAATCCATCTGGCGCGAGAGTAATATCATCGTATAATGTAGCATCGAAAATTTGTGTATTAGCTAGATTGATTATCTCTTGCTTATAAACAGGTCCGAAGAACACACCTTTCATTGTAAAATCTAACTGCCATATCAGTGCTCTTCTCTCTTCGAATGAGCCTTCATATACATCGTCTTGATTGACTGCAGTTAAAACTAATGGGATATCGAGTTTAATATCGATAGGTGCATCGTCGACGAGTTGAATAGTCGATGTCCACTCAGGTGTAAAGAATGGTAAAATCTGTTCGATGATTCGTGTGCCGTCTGTTGTATTCTTTACGAAAATAGAAAGTGAAAAATTAATGTCATACGGGACCGGATTGTAGACATGTTTCTTTTTAGTATTGTCATCGGTAACAGTAGTAACGAAGCTATTACGTGTAGGCAGTTTTCTTTCTGGAGCATAATTGAATCCTGTAATCTCGAATCCCATTCTCGGCAAAACGATAGAGAATGGATTTTCTTGTGGATCTCTGTTACTATCGATACCATCAATACGAGCCAAGAATTTTTCTCTTGGTCCATACGAAAGTGGTACCTTTAGTGACTGCTTAACATTACCTGAATTATCAGGGCGATTGATCCAAATATCATTAAAGAGTGTGCCAAAAAGTATGACATACTTTCTTAATGTATCGTGGTAAAAAGTTCTTCCAAACATTAGTATCGCCCGTCGTCGCTAAATGGATCTGCTTCTGAGAAGTCGATGAATCCATCAGCCAAAGTTTCGAATGTACCGCCATCATTAAACACGTCATCTGGTTGCCAATCAGTTACTACACCCAGAGGCCTACCAGTATTTGCATCTATGATTACATTATTGTTTGCATCATATGTAACACCATCATCAGCATCTGCTACGACAGTATATTTCGCTTCGAGTGAATCAATTGCATCAACACCAGTATTTAAATCTTCGCCGCTATATTCGAACTGTTCACAGATCAAATCATAACACTGCAACGCACCCATCTGATAGAAGACGGGAGCTTCGTGTTCTGCAAACTTGATTTGATATATTTTTTCAGTAAGAGGGAAGTAAATGATATCACCTTCTTTCGGCCGCGGTGAATCTTCGTAATCACCGATGACCTCATTATATCTCTTATTGGCAACTGTAAATGTAATCTGATCTCGTATTTGGATATTAAATCGCGATAGGAAATCACCTTCTCCTTCAAATCCTTCAACATTTTTGATGTACATCTCAATTTGATATGAATCATTATATTGTGAAAGGGCATCAGAATTAAAGACATTATCGCGCGCCACGACTGTACGCGGACAGAACCAAACATCGTGTCCATATATTTTAATAGACTCGATAATCAGATCTTCGATAAGATTCTGTTCAGGCGAGTTATAAAAATTATCAAAATATGGGTTTGTAGCCATGTACAATTCCTAGTTTTACAGTATAATTAGCTAGTGCTAACCAATCATATCCATTACAGGCAGACTGTAGTTGCTGATCATCTCTTCTTCTAGTTTAGTGATTTCTGCCTGCGCTTCGTCGTAGATTTGTCTACCGTTAAACGTCACACCACCAGGTAATTGAAGTCCTTCGAATTTTGTAAGGTTTGTGCCCCATTGTCGTTTGATTAATTGCGAAGTATAATATTGTAGCCATCTATCCGCCCATACATCTGTATATGTTGCTGGATCTACAAGTTCATAAGCTTCGACGAGTAAATATTGACCTACTTCTAAATCGCCTGCAGTTTCGTCAATGTGTAATCGATTACGATGACGATTATATCTAATCTGTGGCTTGCCGACAAGTAGTTCTTGTACTAATGCAAGATGTTCCATTGTCATGTAGTAATCAATCAATGCAACATTTGTCAGCGTGTACAAATCGTTTAGCGCGATTTGATACCGGATATTAAAGATATCACCAGACGATGTATTTGGATCACCAATCGGAAAAAGCTTTACAGCACCTATAATATTTTCAGGCAAATCGATATACTTGTTTGATACAGTATTAGCATCGATCTCATGTTTATAATATATTTTTTCTGTACCGTCAAAGTGGTAGTCCCAGTAAAAACGCAGTGCTTGGTCGATACGATCATCGACCTGTGTATCGTCAACGTTTATTTCTATAACTGGCTTGCCAAGAGATCGGAGGCAATACTCCTTAAATTCATCTCTCGTTGTTGGAACTGCCATTTGTTTTCTCCGTATTTCGTTATTTTATTTATGCAACCTTAGTATAGATCCTGCCAGCTTCACCGAATATGTCTGGTTTTATTTTAACTGTAATATCTGGTGGATCTTTAGCGACAGCTACAATATCTGTCTCTTCGTATAGTTTTATTTCGATATTGGGTTGTTCGACAACCATGCTTATTATATTTACTTCTGGCTTAATTTTAACATTGATATCAACAGCAATTCGTTCACTATTAAACGTTTGACCAATGCCATTTATTCTTGCACTATTATCAAGATCACGTACAACACCAGTTATCAGTTTAACAGTTCTAGTACCAGAACCAGATGCAGAAGACGTCTGACTAATATTTGTAGTGATAGTAATGGTTCTTGTACCAACACCACTTGTAGAACCTGGTACACTTTGTGGAAGCGCAGCGGCCTTTGAAGTAATTATACGCTCAAATCTACCATCAACTCTTGAACCGCTAGCTTGCGGTATATTATCGGCAGTTTGTGTAATTGTCCTTTCGACGACACCGAGTACACTTGGTGTACCTTGTAGATTTGCAGATTTAGATATAACTGTACGCTTACCTGTACCTGCAGCCTCAGAATTCTGTAATTCGTCTTCAATAGCATGAGATACTGAAATAGAGCCTTGCATAGAAGCATGATATTGACAGACATAATATAATGTGCTGGGCGCGTTATCAGGAACAACGAAGGTTATAGTACCATTATCGGTTCCATTATTTGTTACACCATCGTTATATGAGTCAGCTGACCCAGTCGTCTGCGTAGTTTTGATCCAGAATGGATGACCGGGGGCACTTACATTAATGGTATAAGTAGATCCTCTATAGAAAGATAATGTAGGATTGCCACCAGTCCCGTCAATTACATATTCACCAGATCCATTGTTTTGCACAGAATATGTGACTGATTCTGATGTTTCACCAAACCCAATAGTTCCGGTGGCAATAATACGCCTCGTACCATCACCAAGTACAGAATTACCAGCAACAAGATCACCGAAGCCACTAACAGTTGTAATCTCGCGTTCAACTACACCGTCTGTTCTTGCACCAACAGCAACAAGATCACCGTTAGTAGATTTGACTTCACGCTTACCAGAACCAGTAGTAGAAGCACCGTATGCAACGAGGCCATCAAGTACAACTAGCTCACGTTCACCAATACCAGATGTAGAACCTGGAATCGACTGCGGCAAGTCAGTAAATGTACTTGTAATGATACGTTCGACAGGAATCGGGCTTTGTACTGTAGAAGTTGTAGCGACGACATCAGTACTAGTTGAAACGACAGTTCGTTTACCAACACCACTACCAGCCGCATTTCTCGGATGCACACCATTGACAAGAACAACACTTCGTATACCACTACCCGCAGTTGAACCTCCATATGGAGTTACATTATCATTAACTACAAGCTCGCGCTCTGCAATACCTGATATTGAACCTGGTACAGATTGTGGTAAATCAGTAAATGTGCTAGTAATAATACGTTCGACTGGTACTGGACTTTGGACCGATGCAGTTGTTGCAACAACATCTGTGCTAGTCGATACAATAGTTCTAAGACCAACACCGCTCGTCGAACCATTTTGTGGCAATACACCAGTAGTCAGTTCTACTGTTCGTATGCCAGAACCTGCAGTTGAAGAACCATAAGCGACGAGACCATCAAATACTACGAGTTCACGTTCAGCAATACCACTAATTGAGCCAGGAACTGATTGTGGTAAATCAGTAAATGTACTTGTAATGATACGTTCAGGGAAACTAGATACAGATGAAACTGTCGATATAAGTGATGTAGATTCAGATACAACAGTTCGAATACCAGAACCAGAAGTCGATGCAGCTGTAATAAGATTTGCAGATACAGCAGGAATTCTACGTGTACCATCACCAACTACTGCATCATCCGCTACGAGATCACCAAATCCTGTAATCGATGTAATTCGTCTTATACCTACACCGCTGACACTCGGTATAGTTGTAGTAGTATCGCCACTACCAGGTATAATTCTTTCGGCAATACCAGTAGTAGTTGCCGAAGTAGTTAGATTTGTTGATGTCGATACTATTGTTCGCTCAGCAATACCGCTAGTCGAAGCTGAAGTTACTAATCCAGTTGATGTTGATACGACTGTTCTAATACCGCTGCCGTTTGTGCTAGCACCAACAGCTACGAGCGAATCAGTTCCGACAACTTCTCGTTCACCAGTACCGACGGTAGAATTACCAGCAACAAGATCACCAAATCCGGATATAGATGTTATAGTTCTTTCACCTACACCTGTCACGGATGCTGACGTCACTAAACTCGTCGATGTCGATACAATAGTTCGTTCTGCAATACCTGCAGTTGAAGCTGTTGTGACTAAACCTGCCGATGTAGAAACAACAGTTCGAATACCGCTACCACTCGTACTAGCGCCAACAGCGACAAGCGAGTCTGTGCCCGGAACTTGACGTTCACTAATACCTGATACACTACTATTATTTTGTGGTAGAGTTGTAGATGTACTCTTAACAATTCTTTCAGCAACACCAGCTGTACTAGAATTAATCGCTATGAGAGATGTAGATGTAGATACGATCGTTCTTTCAGCAATACCACTAGTGCTAGAATTAACAGCAACTACATTTGCTGATGTAACAACTTTACGTGTAGCATCACCAAGAACTGAATTACCAGATACAAGATCTCCTGTACCTGTAGCAATAATTGTTCTTGTACCTGCGCCTGTTACAGTTGCAGATGTGGTAAGATTTGCCGACGTAGATACAACTGTTCGTTCGCCAACACCTGCAGTACTACCATTTGAAACAGCAAGAGAAATAGATGTTGTAATTTCTCTTTCAGCAGTACCTGAAACTACAGATCCGACAGCAACAAGCGAGCCTGTGCTAGTAAGCTCACGTTCGAGTGTAGAGGATATTAATGAATTGGCAGATACAAGAGAAGTAGATGTCGATACTATTGTACGTTCAGCGACACCACTTACAGAGCTATTAACTGCTACAAGACCGGCAGATGTAACAACCTTACGTGTTGCATCTCCTAGTACGGAATTGCCAGATACGAGATCACCCGTACCCGTTGCGATGATTGTTCTTTCGCCGACACCAGATGTAGAACCATCTGTAGAAGTAAGAGATACGCTACTTGTAATTACACGTTCTGCAATACCAGTAACTGCAGTACCGGCACAGACAACGGTACCAGTTCCGGGTAGTTGTCTTTCTGGAGATGTGGTAACTGAGCAATCGTCAGCTACGAGATTTGTATTAACACTGAATACTGTTCTAGCACTAGAGCCAGATACAGCACTATTAGTAATACCAAGAACACCAGCAGTGACTTCTTCGTATTTAATTACATAGGCGATATCTACGTAATTATTACTGCCAGGTGGTGTTCCATCAACTACATAAACTATTCTAGCCATAAATCACCCGCATAACAAAGGGCAGAATAAACCTGCCCTTGTATGTTAGATCTCTTTGGCCGGAAACGAGGTAACGGTCAAAGACTTCGTTACCCAAAACCATTGTTAATTAATTCGGCGCAGTATAAGTCAGAGAGCTGACAGAGATTGTATCACCAGTACCGATGTTCACAGACGAAAGCTGAATTGAACCCGTTCCGGTGTCGTCATCAGTAACGTCACCAGTAAAGATTGTATTGCCATTCGAATCTTGTACTTCGAAGTACGTTACTGTTGATGAGTCACCAGATGACCAACCATTTCCAGGTGCCAATGTGTTAGTATCAGCTGTGATAGCAGCGGCCGTCGCGACTCCATTTGCTGAAGCACCAAATGCAGTACTACTAAAAGTCAATTCTGCAATAACAGCATTTCCTCCAGCATGTACAGTACCTGTATCATAAAAAATAAGTTTTCCTGCTGCGCCGCCTGCGTCAATACGATCGACAACGGTATCAGCTATTAGATTCCGGACGTCGTCTGGATGTTCTAGTGTTGCCATTAGCACTTTCTCCTTGAGTTTCTTTTTTTGAATCTTTCGATGTCAATCTTAATTTTTGTATGGTACCATCTGCGCGTTTAATTTCTATAACACCAGATATACCAGATTTATGTTCATCGTCTTTCATATCTATCCATTATTTATAATAGTTTGATTTTAAGCTATTGCCAGCCACCTTCTGGTCCAACTCTAAATAAATCCCCTTCGCCTGGAATACCACTTTGCGCATCCCACCAAATATGCTGAGGACCAGGAAAGTTTACTAAATTCATAACGTCTGGTCGATAGTTTTCTGGCCAAACAATATCATACGAATCTAAATCGTCCCGACCATTCCATTGTACCTCTACTTTTGGCAGGGTATAATCGTGCATCTTTCCTTCATTGTCATATTGTTCATATTTATTTCCTAATTTTCGCAGCCATTCTTCCCATCCTCTATTACCAACTCTATTTTGAGCGTCAGCACATATACCTTCAACTCGAGTATCGTATACGTAAGTTGGATAACGATCAGTTAAAATCTTCATTGATAGATTACCTTGTACGTGCTCATGTTTGAGAATAAAATATTGCAGTGTATCTTCACCAATCTTATGAGCATTATCAAATCGATGTGCTGCCGCGGCTTTAGAATAAAATACTACACGACAATGTGATTCCCAATTATTGATATAACGATATGCATACTGCGCCCATTTTGTGTGAGCTTGAGATAATTGTACAGCAAAATCATTTCCTTCAGGCGTTGGAATAAGGTTGCCATTAATTGCCTTCTGCCAAAAATCTTGTTTTAAAATGAAACAACGACAAGGAAATCCATGTATTTGATCATGGTCAAACTGATCGCTTGAGCCTACTCGAGGATTATAGTGATGTGGATTTAAATATCCCCAATCTGCATATATTCCATATTGATATTCGATCGCGACAACATCGGGACATGTATTTGATTGCGCTAATTGTTTATATGTCCATACACCATGCGGTGTAATAAAATCGTCACCATCTACTAATACCATATAATCATTGTCTGATGATGTGAATATGTCTAAAACGCTGTTTTTACCTGTAGCTGGTGTGCCGTCAGATGTTGTAACTGAATATGCGATATTAGCACTTGTTGCATAGTCTATAGCGGAATTGACGTATGCTTCATCAGTACTATTAAAGACGAAGTGAATATCTTCTTTTGGAATGGTCTGCTCGTGTCTTTTTGTAGCCTTTAGATTAGAACTACAAAGCACATAGAATTTAACACTCATATCAATCTATCGGTTGTACTGGCCAAGAGACCGATGAGGGAAACGTATTTTGATTTGGAATATCTCGTAACGCTTGTCTATACGCAATCATTTCATCAGTCATTGTCCGGTCAGAGAATCCCCAATTATCAGTCAAACGTAGTAAATCATTTCTCTTTTTTCGTATATCTAATGCTAGTTCATTATTAGTTTTATCTGTTACTGTCCAACCATGAGTAACTGTAGTTTCTGTCTCAGTAATATTTTCTTCGATAGTTTGCGTAGCAAAATCGTACGAAGGCGCATCTACAAAAACATGATCTTTTGTTTGACCAGTTGTAGTATCGAGTACAAACGTATCTGCTTCCATTTTTGCCCAATATCTTTCTGCTTGCACCACTTGATCAGTTGCTGCTTCGTGACAGTCATTTGCAGTAAATCCATCTTGCAAACCAATCTGAGCAAAAAAATCTGGTTTATCAGTTTTAGAATACTTAACTTGTATTCTGTTGTTGATAGCATCAGCTTCTAAAATTTCGTAATTGACCATTATAATATCCTAAGAGAAATCGAAATACATTGTTCGACCATTTAAATGAGCATCAGTAAATAAATTGTATATCGCTTCTATAGTCGAAGCGTTAGCGGAACCATGATTATATGAACCGCCATTAGTGACACCCGCGAATACCCATCTATAAGATCCACTAATTTGTGGATTACTATCGCCAGCATTTAGTTGTTGAAAAGCACCCGCACTTGTTCTGTTAACGGTATACTTAGTATTTGTATTTGCTGAACTATATACTTGCACGCTTGTCCATCCACCATTACTCGATCTACTTGTTGCTATTTCGAAGTGATAATCGCCATTATAATAATTGGTTGCGTAAATAGTATGTATAGTACCACTTGTAATTATTCCCGTAGTAGCAGAGATAGAACCAAATGATGTTGCTGTTGTAGAACCTTCGTAGTGGTAATAATTACCCTTGCCACTGCCCGCATAACCATAACGCGATGGACCATAACCATCATTTGATCTGCCAACAGATGTAATTCTCGTTTGAGCTACAGCACTTTTGCCATGAAAATCACTATAGCAAATTTGACCAGACGACTTTTGGGCTAATGCTCGAGCATCTGCATCATTTAAACATAACTGTGCGCCTGCTGATTTACCTAATTCAACGTTAATATCCGATGCACATAATTGTCCAGATGATGGAAGTGCCATTATGGTGTATTCGCTACTTGCTCGTCATCGTTTGTTGGTGCTACAAGAGTGCCCATGATAATTTTATTTTGTACACCCATTGCAACTTCGCCAACACGAATTTCAGTAGCATCGGCATCGTATTCACCATTTGCAGTAAATACAGCATTCACCTCGCGTACATGTATCCACTCACCATTATTAAATGTGACGGTAACAGTTTGAACCGCGCCAGCAGGTTCAGTATATGTCCACGTTAAACTCATTTTATTTTCTCCTTTAATTCTTCAATTTGTTTCTGTTGCTCTTTAATGGCTTCTATTAATAGAGGTACCATTTTAGCATAGTCTACAGTTAAATAATTTTCACCAGATTTTGACGTTATTATTCCATCATGTTCGCCTGTTTCGTAATCAACTGGTGCAAGTTCTACGGCTTCTGGTAATACTGCTTGTACTTTTTGAGCTGATACACCAACTTGTTGCTTATCATTATTATAGCCTAATTCTTTAGCTAACTCATTTTCTACATAATAGAATCCGTCAAGTGATAAAACTTTATCTAATGCATTATCTATATGTCCTGTAATTGTCTTCAGACGTTCATCTGAATAGTACGCGCAAATATTAGCAGATGTAGCAATAGTATTCGTAGCATATATAGCTTTACCGTTATATGCACGAATCCATGAAGTGTCGGTCATATTCCAACCACCGCCGTATGATTGGAAATATAATCCGCTAGTGCTTTCTGCTCTAAACCAATCATTTGCATAGAATTGGCCGCCATAAATTCTGCCATTCGCTTGAGTACGAACAACTCTATTTGCTTGATTATTTCTATCGGTGGTAGTAAGATGATAACCGTCAAGCAAATCGGCATCGAGTCCAGAACCAGAACCGTCATTAGAATCGTGCCATATTTTACGCCAGCTTGTAAACGATCCAGCGCTACATCTTCTCCACCAAGGCCCAGAATCTTGATTATATTGAGCTGCCATTTGCCAGCCGTACGCATTGCCAGTATTTCCTGAGATGCTACCAACAGTATAATGTAAAGCATTAAAACCATGAATATGACTAGTACCTGACGGATAATTTGAACCAGACCAAATATCAAAAAATCCTGATCCAGCATGGAATGTCTGATTAGCATTGTAACCATTTTTTCCGAATGAACCTACCCAATAATTTGAATCAGTTGTATAATCTACTGACCGAGAGAAATCATTTTTGTAACTTTCTCCAATTTGTACTTTAAAATCCTTTACAGTTAAATAACGTAGGTAGGCGTCATATGATGCAGTAATTCTGGTCAATCTGTTTGCTGTTCCTGACGATCCTGATACAGAATTGATCCAACCTGCATGAATATAGCCATTTGCCTGTGTGCGTACGACGGCGTTTGCTTGATTATTCGTTGTCGAAGAATTTAATTGCAAGCCATCGAGTGTATCCGCATCAAGACCAGAACCTGAACCGTCGTTACCGGCATGCCACATGGCATTACCATTAGCTTGAATATTGGTTTTATTAAAATAAAAATTACTACGATCCGTGTAAATATGAGCATGACCAGTATTTGCAGGACCTATTTGAATATATCCATATGCTGTTGTATTTCTTATCCAAGCACCAGATGTTGCAGGTCCAGTATCGCTAGGAACATTAACATTTCCACCAGTGGTCATGGTCCCTGTAATACCTAAATTACCACCGGTTGTCAAATACATTTTTCTTGCACCGGAGGCATTACTACCATACATCCAAACAAATGGATAACCGCCTACACCCGTTGAATACTCACTGGTGCCGTCTGTTCTAAATGCCATTTGACGGCTATTACCGTACAACTTTACATTAGCATTATCACCATTCTCTCTTAACCATGCATTATTAACATTATAGTTCGCACCATTAGTGATATAACCAGCGCCATTCGTCAGCTGATTGTTATTGGTTGGGATGGTCGGCGTACCTGTTAGCTGAGAATACGCCATAGTACCGTTTAATATAGAACCTCTTACCCATACGTTACCATCGCCTCTAATAATAAGATTAGAATCACCACTGAGGCCACCATCTTTGAAAGCAATATCCTCACCACCAGATGTAGCTATAATCAAATGTTGATCATTAGTGTCAGTAGCTTGTATATAACCTCGTACACTTCCTGCACTAGTTTCTAGATCTATATACTTACCAGCTTTTAAGCGTACATTTCCACTGTAGAAATCATGGCTAGTGGCCGTATAATTCATTGCACCGTAAGCACCTGCAGTCCTGCTATATGACAACAAATATCCTTCACCGGCTGACCAACCTATTTCTACAGCATAACCGCTCCGATCAGAAGAATTAGTATTCCACCATCCAGTCGCTCTAATTTGACCAGCAGCTTTAACATCACCTACAATATCAATATCGCCAGAAACTGTTGATGTAATATAGCCAGCACCGTTCGTCAGCTGGTTGTTATTGGTTGGGATAGTAGGCTTATTTGATAAATTGTTATAATTCGAATAATATGAGCCATGTTGTCCATCTAACAAGTCAGCATCAAGACCAGAGCCAGGGCCGTCGTTGCCTGAATCCCACAAAGTATATGCATTATCCCGATTAAGGGAACCGCTGGCTGGAACTTTAAATCTCCAGCTATATGACGAACTTAAAAATCCTTGAGAGCCAGCGCCTCCATAAATCAAAAACTGCTGAGTTCCGGTGCTATCTAAACCGTGTATAGACGCCTCGTTATTATCCCCAGCGTTTTGAATAGTTAATGTTTTCCAAGAATGTGAAGTAGAGTGTGATAATGTGGCATCGCCAAGAATTAACGAGCTAAGAGTGATATTTGTACCCGTATCATTGGCATTGCTTCTTAGATATTTAGGATCTGTCTGAGTTGTAATATCAAATGATGTGAGATAACCAGCACCGTTCGTCAGCTGATTGTTATTCGTTGGGATAGTTGGCTTACCAGTCAAATCAGCATATGCACCACTAAAGTTAG